AAGCCGCTCACGATCTCGATCGACTACGACCGCACGTTCACCGCCGCGCCCGGCCTGTGGCGGTCCTTCATCGTGGACGCCACGGGGCGCGGCAATCGCGTGGTGTGCATCTCGCGCCGCGAGGACAACGAAGCCAACCGCGACGAGCTGCGGCTGGCCTTCGGCGACCTCGACCTGGCCGGGCTGCTGCTCTGCGGCACCGGCACCCAGAAGCGGGCCGCCGCCGCGGCCGCCGGCCTCGAGGTGGACGTGTGGATCGACGACTACCCCGAAGGGATCCCGGACGCCGCGCCGGTCCCGCGGGGGACGCCACCGGTCAAGGTCTCGACCCTGGCCGGGGCCCGGGCCGCCGCAGCGGCCGCCGCCGCCCGGATGCGAATCGCCACCGGCTGAAAGGAAACCCACCCATGATTTCTTCCGCCTCCGTGGCCGTGGCCACGAACCTCGACGCCGGCCTCCTGAACAAGATCCAGGCCTTCGTCCAGACCGCCAAGGCATCCGCCGCCGACGGCCTGACCTGGGTCGAGTTCGGCGACCTGATGCTGGCCCTGCTCCGGCTGGTCGTGACCGCCCTCGACACCGTGGGCGCGATGACCGGCGCGGAGAAGAAGGCGCTGGCCCTGGAGGCCGTGGCCAGCCTGTTTGACGCGGTGGCCGACAAGGCCGTCCCCGCGGCCGTCTACCCGCTCTGGCTTCTCGTTCGGTCTCCGGTGCGGTCGCTCGTCTTGGCGATCGCGTCCGGGGCGATCGAGCAGCTGCTGCCACTCGTGAGGGCCTGATCATGGATCTCTTCGTCCTGCTGCTGATCGCGGGGGCTGCGTACCTGTTCGCCGGCGACCGGATCACCAGCCTGGCGGCCTGGCTGGCCGCGAGGGCCCCGATGATCGAGCGGAAGCACCTGGCCGGGGCGGCGCTCCTGGCCGCGGCCGCCGTGATGTGGGCCCGATCGGGGCCGACGGCTCCGACGCCGGCGCCGCCCGCCCCCGACGCCCCGATCGACCTCCGCGGGATGTTCGTCGGCCCCGACGCTGCCGCCGATGCCGCGGCGGTCTCGGCCCACTTCGCCGAGCTGGCCGACGAGCTCGAGCACGACGGGATGTCGGACGAGCCGCTGGTGAAAAGCGGCGTGGCCTGGGACGAGCTGCGGACCCGGGCGAAGGTGATGCGGTGGAAGGGTGTCTCGCTGGGCGAGAAATACCCCCGGGCCCGCGAGTCGATCCGCGAGTACCTCGACCGCACGGCCGGCACGAGCGGCGCGCCGATGTCGCCCGCCCAGCGGTCCGCCTGGATTGCCGCCTACCGTGAGATCGCGAGGGCCGCCGATGTCTCGCGCTGAGTTTCGCCACCTTCGGCTTGTTGCGTTCGTCCTGCTCCTGGGGGTGGCCGCCGCCTTTGTGATCGGCGGCCTTCGCGGCCAGCCGGCCTGGTTCGGGATGGCCGGCGAAAGCGACTACGGCTACCACCCGGATCCCGACGGCGTGGCCGCCTTCCTCCGCGAGCTGCCGGAGCCGATGTTCCGCCAGGCCGGGGCCGAGACGATCCGGGAGGCGAGGGGGGTCGACACCTTCCTGTACCGCGCCGCCTACAAGGCCCACGCCGCCCTCTACGGCCGGCCGTGGGTCGTCGAGCGGCAGGGAATCGGCGACTGCGTTTCCTGGGGCTGGGCCCACGGGGTCTGGATGGCGCAGTGTGTGGACTGGGAGACGGGCCGGCTTGCGAACCCGCCGCCGTTCCCCTCGACCGAAGCGATCTACGGCGGGAGCCGCGTCGAGGCCCGCGGCCGGCCTGGCGACGGCCGTAACCCCGTCGGCGGCTGGAGCGACGGCAGCTACGGCGCGGCCGCGGCCCGATGGGTGCGCGACTGGGGGATCGTCTACCGCGATGAGGTTGGCGGCCACGATCTCCGCGTCTACTCCGCCGACCGGGCGAAGAAGTGGGGAGCCTACGGCAACGGAGGCCAGGGCGACGGCGGCAAGCTCGATGCGATCGCGAAGCGGCACCCGGCCCAGCATGTCGCGATGGTCAAGACGTTCGCGGAGGCGGCCGCCGCGATCGAGGCGGGCTTCCCGATCCCGGTCTGTTCGCTGGTCGGCTTCGAGTCTGTCCGGGACCCGCAGGGCTACACGCGCCCGTCTGGGCAGTGGGCTCATTGCATGTGCTTCGTGGCGGTCCGCTACGCCAAGAACGGCTCGCCGGAAGACGCTCTGTTGTGCCTCAACTCCTGGGGCCCGCGGTGGATCTCCGGGCCGAAGTGGCCGGCCGACATGCCGGAGGGATCGTTCTGGGTGCGTCGGTCCACCGTGGACCGGATGCTCGGCAGCCAGCCCGACTCCTTCGCGGTCGGCTCGGTGGCCGGCTTCGGCTGGCGCGACCTGAACAACGATGTTCTCGCCCCGCCCCCGCCCGACGACGGCCCGGTGCTGATTCCCGGCCTGGACCTTGCGCTGTAGAGGAAAACATGAAGCTTGATCGCAACACGCTCCTGATCCTGGTGATCGTTTTTGCCGCCGGCTGGTGGACCACTTCGCCGCCCGCCCCCGGCCCCGAGCCACGGAGCCGGCCCGTCCTTCGCTGGATCGCGAAGGCCGCGAAGAACCTCCTGTGGGTCGCGGTGTTCGTCGAGCCGGCCCCGCCGGAGCCGGCGGCCGCGGTGGTGAAGTCGCGGGTCGATCGGGACGGATTCCAGATCCTCGAAAACGGGAACACCCTATGAGCCTCTGGCGCTGGCTGATCTCGCTCCTGGTCTGGCTGTCGGCCGAGCCCGACGCTATGGACCTCGAGCACGCGAAAGCCGCGGCCGCCGTGTCGGCCGCCCGGGCCTCGATGGTCACGGCGGCGCCTGCGCCCCCGGCCCCGGCTCCGACCGAGTGCGACTGCGGCCAGACCTGCGTCAACGGAGTCTGGAAGCCGGACGGCCGCGTCGAGCAGATCTGCCGCTGTGGCTGCGAACGATGCAAGCGGCAGCGGCAACATGGCCGGGTGCCGGGCTCGTGCCCGGACGGAAAATGTCGGCCCTGATTTGCTTCAAGGGTTCGGGCGGTCGTCTTTATCGTGCGAGAGGTTTCGGACAACTACCAACGCTCACAGGAGGGCATGATGCCCAGCCCCAAGCTCGCCCGGCTTCAGGATGAAGCATCCACGCTCTCGAAGACCATCGTCGACCTCCGCTCCATGGAGCCCAAGGACGACGCCGACTCCGCGTCGATCCAGGAGCGGCTGAACGCCGCCGAGGCCCGCGCCGCCCAGGTCGAGGTCGAAGCCGCCCGCGAGAACGCGATCGACGCCCGCCTCGAAGGGCTGCGCAAGGTGACGGCGGCCACGCCCGCTTCGGCCCCCGCCGGCGAAGTCGAGAAGGCGACCCGGAAGGCTCCGGCCATCCACATCGCCAAGCGCGGCCCGGTGGCGGCCGCCGACCTGGTGGCCGGTGGCCAGTTCCTCCGGGCGATCGGCATGGGCGCGAAGGCCATCGACCTCCGCAACATGGGCGAGACCTCGCCCACCTATGACGGGGCCGGCGTCGAGCTGGTCTCGCCGGAGCTGTACCGCGGGTTCCTCGAGACGCTCGCCTACCAGTCGGTCGGCGTGCAGCTCGCGACCCTGTTCGAGACGACCTCGAACGAGTTCCAGATCCCGAAGATCGGCGACATCGAGGCCGACTGGGTCGAGGAGCTGACCGAGGTCGACGACGAGGCCCTCCCGACCAGCCGCGAGGACATCAAGCTCCACGAGGTCGGCCGCCTGGTCACGATCTCGCGGCGGCTCCTCGACGACGCGGCCGGGGTGGCGAACCTCGCGACCGTGTTCAACCGGCAGATCTCGATCGCGGTCGCGACCAAGATCGACAACGTGTGGCTGAACGGCGACGCCGGCAAGGAGATCGACGGCCTGGTCGACCTGATCGACGAGGAGAACGAGGTCGAGGCCGGAACCGACTTCGACGGTGGCGACCTGGCCGAGATCGTCGGCAAGATCGACACCCGGGCCTCGAACACGGCCTGGATCGTGTCGGGCGAAGGCTGGACGCACATGCTGAAGTCGAGCGTGATCAGCCAGTCGACCACGGTCGGCGATCGCGTCCTGCCGACGGTCATGGGTGCTCCGGTCTACCGGGTGCTCGGCCTCCCCGCCGGGACGCTGGCCCTGTACGGCGACTTCGCGATGGCGACCGCCGTGGTCCTGAAGCAGAACGGCCTCGAGGTCGCGGCCTCCGAGCACGCGGCCTTCAAGAGCAACGGCATCGTATACCGCGGCCTCCAGCGGTTCGGCTTGGCGAACCACGACCCGCAGTTCGTCGCCAAGCTGTATTCCGCCGGCAGCAGCTGATTGTGAGACTCGCGCGATGCCCGGCGGGTGGCAGGGATGCCGCCCGCCGGGCCGTGGCGTTTCAGGAGGATCCCGTGGCCGCGCTCACCCCGATCCGCCTCCTGAAGACCTACCGGGGCGTTCCGCCGGGTGGTGTGATCCACGCAACGCCGGCCCTGGCTCGGCGGCTCGTCTCGCTGGGAATCGGCTCCGATGACGTCCGGCCGGGCAGCGTCTGCCGGCCGCAAGCGGCGGAGCGGGCCGTGGCCCCCGGCGCCGGGGAGGCTCGATGAAATACCGCCCTGACACGCTTCGCGTCCTGACTCACCCGAGCGTCGAGCCCGTGAGCCTGTCTGAGGCGAAGGCCCAGATCGGCCTGATGCCCGACCAGACCGAGCACGACACGCTGCTCGTGGCCAAGATCGCCACGGCTCGCCGACTGATCGAGGCCCGGCTGGGGATCGCGATCGTGGCGACCGAATACCGGGCCACCTGGAAGGCCGCCCCGGAGTTCCTCCGGCTCCCGGCCCCGCCCCTGCTGACGGGCAGCGCCTACGGCCTGGTCGTGACGGCCGACGACGACGAACTGACCGAAGGCGACGACTACGAGGTCGATGCCGACGCCGTCCCGGCCACGATCGAGTTGTCGAAGGGCACCGGCAAGCGGGTGGTCGTCACCTACTGGGCCGGGGTCGAGCCGGGCGACACGGTCGACCCGCTCCTCCGCTCCGCGATCCTGGCCTACGTCGACCACCAGTTCAACAATCGGGGCGTGATCGCGACCGACGGGGCGACCGAACTGCCCCAGGCCTTCGACACCCTCCTGGCCGCGAGCAGCTGGAACGGGGGCTGGTGATGGCCGTCCCCTCCGGCATCCTGACCGAGGTCTTCGAGATCCAGGAGCCCGTCTCGACGCGGAACGCCGCGGGCGAGAGTGTTACCACCTGGGAGGCCGTGCGCCAGGTCTACGGGTCCTACGAGGCCGTCAGCTATTCGGAGCAGGCCCGCCGCGGCCAGATCGGCGGCAACCTCCAGGCGACGGTCCGGATTCGCTACGTCTCCGGGGTGACAGGCCTGATGCGGCTCCGGTGGGTGTCCCGGAACGACCGGATCCTGATGATCGCCGGGGTCGTCGAGCGGGGCCGCCGCGAGGAGCTCGAGCTGGTCGTCGAGGAGCAGGCGACGTGATCACGCTGAACTGGCAGGGAATGCAGGGAGAGATCGGCTCGCTGATGGGCCGATTCGATGCGCTGCCCCGGCACATCGCGAAGAAACACCTGAAGGCCGTCATGAAGCGGGTTCTCCGCCCGCAGGTCCCGCTCCTGAAACGCCTGACGCCGAAGGGCGGCACGAAAACGATTCAGTCGACGATCGTCCGCGGACAGTTCAAGGAGAACTTCAAGCGGCGCGGCGGCGCTCTGCGGAGGGCTGCAACGGTCAAATCGAAGTACATCGGCAAGAACAAGTCTGGGGTGGTCTACGGTGTGGTCGGATTCAAGGCCGGCTTCGAGAGCCGGAAGGCGATCTGGATCGACGGTGGCACGAAGTTCATCCGGCCTCGCGAGATCATGGAACAGTTCCGGCAGGCCTCGAAAGGCCCGGCCCAGTCGCTGCTGGTCTCGGAAATGAAGAAGGCCCTCGAGGCCGCCGCCCGTGAACTGGCCAGCGGCAAAAACTCCAACCCGAACTACCGGAGGCGGTGATGGGTTCCCCCCACGTCTGGCTCAAGGCAGCGATCGAGGACGCCACCGGCAGCGGGAGCGGTTACGAGGTCACGGCCTGGCCGGTGGAGATGACCGGGGCCGGCGACCCCCCCTACGTCATCTACAACCGCACGGCCACGATCCGGGAGCAGCTGCTGCCGGACGCCCTGGAAGACCTCCCGGAGTTCGACGAGCTCCCGCCGGTGGCCACGTTCCAGGTGTCGGTTTTCGCCGACTCCTACGTCCAGGCCTGGGAGATCGCCGACGCGATCACGGCCGCGATCCACAGGTTCAAGGGTTCGGCCGACGGGGAGACAATCGAAAAATGCCTCGTGGTGGACGTCGCCGACGGCGACTCCGGATTCCTCGAGGGCCGCGAACAGCCGACCTTCACCGTCGAGCTTACCGTCGAAATCACCTACCAGGAGTGACCCATGCCCGGCGACACCTTCACCACCAGCCACGGCACGACGTTCGAGTTCGACGGCAACACCTACAAGTGCATGGACATCTCCTACGAGTCGTCCGCCCCCAGCCGCGAGCGGCTCGATATGACCACGCTCGACGTGGCCGACGGCGGGGAGG